ATCGTTCGGACAAAGAGTTGATCTTCCCGCAGATGAAAGGGCGGATCATCTTCCGAACGATGGACGATCCATCAAAGATCGTCGGCTACGAGGTCGCAGACAGCGCGGCGGACGAGCTGGACACACTCAAAAAAGAAGACGCCCGCGAAGTCTGGAATAAGATCATCGCCCGCAACCGACAGAAAAAGCCGAACGGGGGAGTGAATACAGCAGCGGTCGGCACGACGCCCGAAGGTTTCCGGTTCGTCTATGAGCGTTGGCAGCGCGACCCGGTCGAAAGCTCGGAGCTCATCAAAGCGCCGACCACCAGCAACAGCGCGAATTTGCCGCAAGACTACATCGCGGACCTTCAACGCAACTACCCGTCCAACCTGCTGGCGGCGTACCTTGAAGGCGAGTTCGTCAACCTGACGGCTGGCTCGGTCTATCCTGAGTTCGACCGAACGTTGAACCACGCTGACACGACAATCCAACCTAATGAGCCTTTGCACGTTGGCATGGACTTCAATGTCGCCAACATGGCTGCAACGATCAACGTCATGCGTGGCGGCGATCCACACGCGGCAGACGAGTTGGTCGGGCTCAGAGACACGCCGGCCATGATCGCGGCGCTGAAAGAGCGCTACCAGGGTCACCACATCACAGTGTACCCAGACCAATCCGGCAAGTCGCGCCGCTCAGTCAACGCCAGCACGTCGGACCTTAGCCTGCTTCAAGAGGCGGGATTTCGCGTCCATCGCACGGGCGGTAATCCGCTCGTTAAGGACCGTGTGCTGGCGATGAACCAGATGATCCATGCGGACGGCCAGCGCCGCCTGCGGGTCAACACGGACGCCTGCCCGAACCTGACCATGAGCTTTGAACAGCAGGCCTACGACAAGAACGGCGAGCCGGACAAGACGAACGGCTGGGATCACGTCGTAGACGCGCAGGGGTACTTCGTCCACGCGCGCTACCCGCTCAAGCCCCGCGCCATCACCGCGCATAAGCTCCGCTGGAACTAGCATGTCCGTAGCTGACACCCACCGCGAATATGATCGCTACGCTCAGTGCTGGCAGAAGATGCATGACGTGTCCGGCGGGCAGGAGCGCGTGCAAAAGGCAGGCGAGGCGTATCTTCCGCGCCTGACAGGACAAAGCTACGAGGAATACGACGCCTATCTGCGCCGGTCGCTGTTCTTGAACGCAACTGGGCGCACGATCGATGGTCTGTCCGGCCTGATCTTCCGCAAGCCGCCGCAGGTGGACCACCCGTCCAGCATGGACGGCTTCATGGATGACGTGGACTTGCAGGGCAGCCCGTTCCAGGCGTTTGCTGAAAACGTCATTGAAGACGTGCTGACCTACGGTCGGGCCGGATTGCTGACGGACTTCCCGCAGACGGACGGCGCGCAGCGCACGCGGGCGGAAGCGGATGCGATGGGGCAGCGGCCTTACTGGACGCAGTACGCGCCGCAGAACATCCTAGACTGGCAGACTACGCAGATGGGCCACCGCACCGTGCTCGGGCAGGTGCGGTTGTGGGAAGAGATCAGCCAGCCGGTTGATGAGTTCAGCACGGAGGATGTTGAGCAGATCCGTGTGCTGGAACTTGTAGAGGGCACCTACCAGCAACGTTTGTTCCGCAAGATCAACAAGGATGAATGGCGGGATGTGACGCAGGAGGTCACCGGGCAGCCGGCCATCGTGCCGAACGTGCGCGGGCGTCCGCTAAACGTGATCCCGTTCGTGTTCCTGGGTCCACGCGATCTGCTTCCGCACGTCAGCAAGCCGCCGCTGCTGGACCTCGCCAACGTCAATCTGACGCACTATCAAGTGTACGCCGACTACCGGCACTTCCTTTACAAGCTTGCGCCAACGCCGTACCTGTTCGGTGTCAACGAAAACGAGGTGCCGACTGGCGTTGGTCCGGACGTGCTGTGGATCAGCCAAAACCCGGACGCCAAGGCGGGCATCCTGCAAGCCGACAGCAGCGGCCTAAGCGACTACAAGCAGGCGCTAGACGATCTAAAAGCTGATATGGCCGTGCTGGGCGCGCGAATGCTGGCGCCGGAAAAACGGCAGGTAGAGGCCGCAGAAACTGCCGCCATCCACCGCATGGGCGAAAACGCCACGCTGTCCAGCATTTCGCAGGCGGTCAGCCTTGGCTTGACACGCGCGTTGGAATGGGCGGCAGAATGGATGGGCGCGAACGGCACGCAGGTGAGCGTTAAGCTTAACCGCGACTTCCTGCCGGTGCCGATGGACGCGCGCGAGATCGAGGCGCTGCTGAAGACGTGGCAGGCCGGCGGGCTGTCCAAGCGCACGCTGTTTGACAACCTCCAGCGCGGGGAGGTGATCGACAGTGAGCGCACGTTTGAGGACGAAGAGGCGGACATTCAAGACGAACAGCCGGCGATGCCGGAGCCGGCGAACGCGGCTGAGTAATGGCCCGCCAAGACCCGCGCCTGGACGACGCGACCGATAGCCCGGCTGAGGATGTGCGCGACCGTGCGATCAGCCACGCGCTCTACCTTGAGCGGTTCAAGACGCAGGAAGCGAACCGGATCAAGGCGCAGCTCCGCCGCGCCGACGAAGATCTGCTAGACCAGATTGAGCGTCGCCTACGCCGGATTGAGGATCGCGGCTTTGACAGCGGGCCGGAGACGACCCGCCGTCTCCAAGAGATGCAGGCTGCCATCGCGGAGACCCTAGACCCCACATACCGTGAGGCTCGCGACGATTTCGCGGAACGCATGGTAGAGTTCGCGCAGTCCGAGGCCGAGTGGCAGACTGGTGCGATCAATCAGGCGGTCGGCATCAACGTCGAGATGGCGGTGCCGAACGTGGACTTGATGCGCGAGGTGGTCATACGCCGCCCGTTCCAGGGGCGGCTGCTGCGCGAGTGGTACAACGACCTGAACGCCAGCCAGAAAACGCGGCTGCGCGAGGCGGTGCGGCTCGGGATCACCGAGGGCCAGACGACAGACCAGATCGTCCGCCGCATCCGTGGCACCAAGGCGCAGAACTTCAGCGACGGCATCTTGGACATCGGGCGCCGGCAGGCCGAGGCGGTGACGCGCACGGCCGTGAACCACGTCAGCAGCAACACGCGCTCGGAGTTTTTCCGGCAAAACGACAGCGTAGTGAAAGCGGTCCAGTGGGTCGCCACGTTGGACAGCCGCACGACGCCCATCTGCCGCTCACTGGACGGCAAGACGTTCCCGGTCGACGGTGGGCGCCGCCCGCCCGCGCACGTCGGCTGCCGATCGACTGTGGCGCCTGTGCTGCACTCTTGGGAGAGCATGGGGATCGACGCGGACGAACTGCCGGAAAGCACACGGGCCAGTATGAACGGGCAGGTGCCAGAAAGCCTGACCTACAACGACTGGCTGCGCCGGCAGGTGAACAAGGGCAACATGGACGTGGTTCGTGAGGCGCTAGGCGAAAAGCGCGCCAAGCTGTTCGCGGCGGGCGGGCTGAAGGTTGATCGCTTCGTGGATCGGCGCGGGCGGCAGTTGACGCTCAAGGAATTGCGCGAGCGCGAGCGCGATGCTTTTGAGGCGGTGGGTGTGAAAGTCTAGCTGCTAAGCCGCGCCAAGCGTACACACCAACACAGCCGCACACAGCGGCTTTGTGGCCCGCTTCCGGGTGATCCGGCGGCGAGCTTTCAATGCGCCCGTGATGGGCGCGCAACCCGTCCGAACGTGAGGTGAGGACACAATGGCATCCAAGCTGAAACTGAAGGTCGATAGCTCGGACGACATCCCGTCTGGGCTTGAGAGCTTCTACGAGGAGCAAAGCGACGGCACCTACACGCTGCAAGTTGAGGGCAGCACGCAGGAAGCCGTGGACTTCAAAGATAGCCTTCGCAAAGAGCGTGATGCTCGGAAGAAGGCGGAAGAGCGGGCCAAGCAGGCGGAAACCAAGCTGTCCGAATATCCCGACGATCTGAGCCCGGATGAGATTGAAAGCCTCCGTGCCAACGGCGGCAATCAGGATGTCCAGGCCAAGATTGACGAAGCCCGCGAACGCGAACGCAAGCGGTGGGAAAAGAAGCTGCAAGACGAGCAGGAGGCCCGCCAGAACGCGGAAAATCAGGCTCGCAGCCTCACCACCAAGCAGGCCCTCAAGGAAGGGCTGGATAGCATCAACGTTGCCTCCAAACTCCGGCGTGCTGCCGAGCGGGTGTGGATGTCCGACGTTGAGATTGACGACGACGGCAACGCCGTCACCAAGGACGGCCGACCTCTGCAAGACGCCCTCAAGGAATGGGCGGATAGCGAGGAAGGCCAGCACTTCATCGCCGCGCCATCCAGCGGCGGGGGCGGAGCCGCCGGCGGCCGGGGATCGGCCAAGGGCAAGAAGTTCTCCGAAATGACTGAGCAGGAGCACCGGGAGTTGTACCGGCGCGATCCTGCTGAGTATCGGCGGCTCCGGGATCAGGAAAAACAGTGAACCTAGGAGTTTAGCCGATGGCTGTCACGCAGCTTACCGACGTGATCATCCCGGAGGTGTATCTCGATTACACCGCCGTGAATGGTCCTGAGAAGACCGCCTTTTTCGAGTCCGGCATCGTTGAGCGCAACGAGATGCTGGACAACTTCGCCAACGGCGGCGGGCGGATCGTGGATGTCCCGTTCTGGAAGGACCTGGACCCGACCACCGCGCCTAACCTGTCCAGCGACGATCCCAATAGCTCGGCCACGCCAAACAAGATCGACGCCGGCCGGCAGATCGCCCGCATGGCGTATCTGAACCAGGGCTATAGCACCGCCGATCTGGCCGGTGAGATCGCCGGGTCCAACCCGATGCAGCGCATCCGGGACCGCTTCGGCCGGTACTGGCAGCGGCAGTGGCAGCGTCGGCTGATCTCCTGCGTCAAGGGCATCGTTGCGGACAACACGTCCAACGATAGCTCCGACATGGTGAACGACATTGCTATTGAGGACGGTGACAATGCTGGTTCTAGCAACCTGTTTAGCCGCTCCGCGTTCACCACCGCTGCCTACACGATGGGCGATATGGTGGATCAGGTTACGGCGCTGGTTGTGCATTCCACCGTTCACAAGCGCATGGTCGATAACGACGACATTGACTTTATCCCGGACTCGGAAGGCAACCTCACCATTCCGACGTTCCTGGGTCGCCGCGTCATCGTGGACGACAACACGCCGACCGTGGCCGGCGGTACCTCCGGCTTCAAGTACACCACCGTGCTGTTCGGTCCCGGTGCCATGGGCTACGGCGAGGGCCAGCCCCAGGTTCCGGTTGAGGTTGACCGCGATCCGCGCGGCGGCGACGGCGGCGGTGTCGAGGAAATCTGGGAGCGCAAGAGCTGGCTGCTGCATCCGTTCGGCTTCCAGTTCACCAGCTCCAGCGTTTCCGGCGAAAGCCCGGCGCTGAGCGAGCTTGAAAACGGGTCCAACTGGGACCGCGTGATCGAGCGCAAGAACGTCCCGCTGGCGTTCCTCGTCACTAACGGGTAACGCGCCATGACCGAACGCAACCGTGACGGCCTGATCCCCGGTCAGCAGGTGGATCACGCCACCATCATGCGCGTGGAGCGGGCGCGTCGGCTGCGTGAACAGGCGGGGGCGGCTCCGGCTGCCCCCGTCGCTTCCGTCAATTTTTCGCAGCCCTGGTTCAGCCTGCGCAAGCAGGTGGAAGAACTTACGGGCGTGCGCCCGGAAAGCAAACGCCACGCGCGCGAGCTTGTGGAGGAACACGATGCAGGCGAAGCGTAACCCCAGGCGCAAGCCCAAGAAGCCGCCGCGTAAGAAGTTTCTCGGCAAGCTGTGGGCGACGGCGCTCTATCACATCCGCCAGGGGTAGTTGATGGCCTTCGTGGTTGAAGACGGCACCGGCAAGCCGGACGCCAACAGTTACTTGGACGTTGACGAGGCGGACACCTACTTTGCCGAACGCCTGAACGCCACGTCGCCG